ATGGCGAGGCTGAAGCACAAACTGAACGCGAAACTTGTCCCGAAGCTGGCAAAGGTCGACGGGCGCTACTCGGACGGCGATGGGCTATATCTTCGCGTAGCCGGCACGTCCGCGAAGTGGACGCTCCTTGTGACCATCAACAGCAGGAAGAGAGAGTTCGGCCTAGGGGCATTTCCCGAGGTTGATCTAGCTAACGCCCGATCGAACGCAGAAGAGAAGCGCAAGGCCGTCGAAGCGGGTGACCTCGAGGTGAAGGTGAGGGCAAAGCCGAAGACGTTTGGAGAGTTCGCGCTCGCCTACGTCAACAGCCAAGCTGACGGCTGGCGGAATGACAAGCATGAGGCTCAATGGCGGATGACGCTTTCCGTCCAGCAGGACGACGCCGGAGAGTGGGTCGATTCCGGTTATTGCACCAGCATTCGCAATTTGCCGCTTCCCGCCATCGGGCAGGATGAGGTGTTGTCGATACTCCGGCCGATCTGGCTAGAAAAGGCCGAGACGGCGGCCAGGACGCGCGCCAGGCTGGAAACGGTCCTAGGCGCCGCGATCGCCGCCAAGCTGCGCCCAGCGCCGAATCCAGCCACCTTGAAAGGAAACTTAGAGTTCTTCCTGCCACGCCGGACGAAACTCCAGCGCGGCCACCATGCAGCCGCTGACATCGACCGCGTACCAGCGATTTACGCCCGCCTTCGCGACAGCGCTTCGTCGTCGCCGCTGGCGCTAGGGTTCCTCATCCACACGGCTGCCCGAACGGGTGAGGTAATTGGAGCGACGTGGCCAGAGATTGACCTGGAGCGATCGGTGTGGACCATCCCGCCTGAGAGGATGAAAGCCGGCCGGCAACACGTTGTCCCGCTCTCTGCTGCTGCCCTGGAGATCCTGAAGGCTATGAAGCCGCGGGGGGAGGGTTACGTATTCCCGTCGCCGAAGGGCAAGGCGTTGTCTCAGATGGCACTAACCATGGCCTTGCGGCGGACCATGGGGGAGAGCGCACCCCATGTAACCGTCCACGGGTTTCGCTCGTCGTTTCGAGACTGGGCGGGCGACCGGACCAGTTTTCAACGAGATGACATAGAACAGTGCCTAGCCCATGTTGTCCGTGATCAGACCGAGCGCGCATACCGACGGGGCACAGCGCTCGATAAGCGCCGCGTCATCATGGATGAATGGTCTAGGTTCGTTACGAACATGGTTGACAATTCTTGAAGCAAGTGATAACGGAATCACATTGACCAATCGCGGTCGTCCACCGGAGTTTCTCCAGTCGGCGGCCGCGATTTGCGTTTGTGGACTGGGGAACTTCTCCCGCAACCTCGAAAGAGGAGTCCCCATGTTCGATACAAACGATGAGTATTTGACGGCGAAAGAGATCGCCACAGCCTACCGCATCAGCCAGCCCACACTATTCCGCCTCGTCAAGAAGGGCCTCCTTCCTAAGGGAGACCTTGTTGGCCTGCGATCGCGCCGTTGGCGGAAGTCTGCGGTCGTCGCCGCCTTTGATGCGATGAGCGAGAGGGAAGCTGCATGAACAGCTACCCCGAAACATCGACACCCGCCGATCGCCGGAAGAAGGCAGAGATTCTCGGCGCTGTCCTCGCCTATGTGGCAGCCCGCGACTGCGAGGTTCATTATTGCTTCCTCCAGCATGAGATGGCTGATCATTTCGGCGTCGGGCCGGACACCATCTCCACCGAGGTTGTGTGTGCGCTATCCGCGCTATGCTACGCTGGCGTTGTCGAGATCAGCCCGCACGATCCTGCCGAACCCCACGCGATCTTATACGGAGCCGAAACGACTATCAAAGCCGCCGGCCACGTTTGGGGAGTTACCCATTTCGGGCGGGTGCCGGGCCCCGACGACGAGGGCGAAGCTGCGTGAAGATCAACAAAACGTTCGTCTCGGAGCGCGCCGATGACTGGGAACGGATCCGCGCCAGTCACCAAGCCTTCAACAAGGACCGGTGGCGTTGGCGTGAGCTCGTCCGGCGGACCCGAGTCTCTGCAGCGGCCAAGGACGTGGCCCTCTCACTGGTCGACAAGTTCGGGGGCGGTGGGGATGGTAGGATCTACCCCTCCCACGCTGCCATTTCTGCCGACACTGGCCTGGACGAGCGGACAGTCAGGGCGGCAGTCGCCAAACTGCACGATGCCGGCCTCATCGTCACCATGTCACGGGGCAGCACTTCGACGCTCTACTTTTTCGCTGATCCAACCGACACGTTTGTGACGGTTAGAGAGGACGGTGCACCTAGTGCCAACGGTCACGGTGGTGACAGCTTAACCGGCACAAACGTGACGGTCAGAGAGTCACAAACGTGTCAGTCAGACCGTCACGATCGTGACGGTAATCATGACCAAGGAACACGTCCACCGAACATGACCAATGAACACGGCTCGGAGCGAGGGGCCTTCGCTCCTGCGGAGCAGACTCTCCGCGCGATGCGCTCCGAGTCTTGCGAACCTGCGGTCCGTGAGGTCGAGGCACGGGAACAAGAAATCGATCTAGTGATCGAAGAGGCGATCAGAGACGCCGACGATACTGAACTGTTCACCCTCAGGGGTGAAGACATCCGGAAGGGCTTCGCACGCCGCTACGGCGACAGCATCGAGCACAAGTGGTGGATCGTTTCAGACTGGTGGAACGGCGACATCGAATGGATCGACGCAATTTCGGAACTGGAGAAAGGAGAAGAAGAAGATGGCCAAGAAGAAGTCCGACACGCACACGGCTGATCTTTTCGACTGGGCAGCAGCTAACCCGCCGATGCCAAAGGGTGAGGTTATTCGGACAGATGTATTCAAATGGAAGATGATCAGGCAGGGCGGAAAAGCCGCGAGCGTTCGCAAAGGCGAGTGGCCGGCGCGTGCTTTTTGGCGAGAAGAGCCAGGCGAGATCGTATCACTTCGGAGGCAGGCATGAACATCGAAACAGCACGCGCCGCATTGGCAAATACCCGCGCAGCTATCGAGGCCCGGATCATGGACATAGAAGCCGAAGGACGGCGCCGCGTCTCATCGGGCCGGTCAGACTTCGTGGAAATGGTTGCGCCTAGGCTGAGGGAGGAGGAGGGGCTTGCCGTGGTCTTCGCCCTCGAACTGATGTTGGCTGATGCGAAGGACGCACCGCCGGAGCTTCGCGATATGCTGGTTAAGAAGATCGTTGCAGGGCTCGCGCCGTTCACGGCTAAGGCCATCGGAACCACCCATTGAAATCAGTAAGGCGCGCGGTAAGGCTGCTTAACGCGCGCTAAGTCAGCCAGTTCCGGCTCGCATCAAAAATTTATTTTGACCAAAACAACCGCGCATGATCGCTAAAAGAATAAGCGTGAAACGCTGAATTGTCGACGTTGTTGCAATTTCCGGCGTCGGCGCAGCCCTTGCCGATTTTCCGATTTCGAGTCAAATCGTCTTCGAATCATTGAGTTCGATGACAGACCGAATCAGACCCCGAGCGGAAACGCTGCGGGGTTTTTCTTTTCCAGACATAGGGGTCGACATGGCCTTCTTCCGCAGAAAGGCTGCGCCGCTACCCACGGCGCCGGCCCACTATCTTGTTGCCGGCGGTCAGATCCGCAGCCTTGCCGATCCGGAGAACTGGTTGCTCGAACTGTTCGGCGCCGGGGTTTCCGCAATCGGCCTGCCGACTGGTCGCACGGCAGCGCTCAAGTACAGCGCATCGGCCGCGGCGATCCGGTTGATCTCCACGGCCTGCGCGGAGTGTCCAATCCAGACCTACCGCACCAGCGGCGGTGACCGGCAGCGGGACGCCTCACATCAAGTGGAGGTGTTGCTGAATGGGTTCGCCAACCCATGGACCGCATCTCCAGACTTCATTCGGGAGATGACGCAGAGGGCACTATTGGATGGCGACAGCTACGCGAGGGTGATCCGTCTTCGATCAGGCAAGCCGGTCGAGCTTCACCCACTGGTTGGCAAGGTCGCCGTCGTCATCGACCAGTGGACCGGCGAGCCGACATATGAGGTAAGCACCGAGAGTTCCGGACAGGTAAAACTCGGCTTTCGCGATGTCGTCCACCTGAAGAGCCCGACCGGCGCCGCACCCGCAAAACAGGCCGCCACGGCGATCGAAACTGGACTTCTTCTGGAAAGGGCAACCGCCAATCTGTTTCGTTCAGGCGGTGCACCATCAGGAATTTTGACGGTCGCCAAGGCGCTCACCAGCAAAGAGGCCCAGGAGGTTAAGCGGGCGTGGAAGCAACAACAAATGGACGATCCATCGGGAACAGCTGTGCTGGGCTCGGATGCAAAATGGACGCCCATCAGCTTCAGCTCGGTTGACCTCGAAACCCTGGAGCTACGGCGACACCAGATCCTGGACACGCTGCGATTTTTCGGAATCTCACCGACCTTGGCTGGCGAACTTCAGGATGCCAGTTTGAATAATGCGGAAAGCCTGGGCAGGCAGTTCCTTGCCTATACTCTCGGGCCATGGTTGACAGCCTGGATTTCCGCCATCAGCCGCACGTTGATCGATGTAAAAGACCGCGCAACCGTGTTCGCGGAAGCGGAGACCAGCGTCATCACATCGGGTGACTTCAAGAGCATGAGTGAAGGTCTCCGCAATCTCGTTGGCGGCCCAGTCATGACCATCAATGACGCTCGCGAGCTCCTACATCTGCCAAGGATCGAAGGTGGAGACGTTCCTTACCCGGTTCAAGGCGCTTCGCCGACCGCAACAGCCGGAGGCGGCAATGCCTGAGATCAAAAAGCACACCATCGCCCCGGGTGAAGTCCGCTTCAAGGCGTCAGCAACTGAAGGCGTATTCTCCGGATACGCCGCGGTCTTCAACGAACTCGTGCCCTCTTACGGTGAGCGCGTCATGCCCGGTGCCTTCACCCGAACCATCACCGAATGGCGGTCGCTGGGGAAGAAGTTCCCCATTCTGGCCGCTCACGACCCTGGTCGCGTGATCGGCCTGATTGATCCCACCAACCTTCTCGAGGACGAGCGCGGCCTTTTCATGAAGGACGCCGAACTCATCCTCGAAACCCAAGACGGGGCCGAACACTTCGCTCTGATCAAACGCGGCCTGGTGTCTCTCTCAATCGGCTTCTGGCCGATGAAGTGGAGCATCAACCAGGACGACGAATTCCTCATCGAAGACGCTGAACTCGCCGAGATTTCGGTCGTCTACGCGGGCGCCTCGCCCAATGCCACAATCACCGAAATCCGTTCACAGGATACCAAGATGCCTCAGGAAACCAAACCCGAACAGACTACCCCTGAAACCACCGCACCTGAAAAGCGCAGCCAGGCCGCACCGCAGCCGGCGGCCGAAGTCCTCGAACTCCGCAGCCAAGTCGCGGAGCTCCGCAGCACGGTCGAGGAACTGGAAGTTCGATCGCAGCGCCCCGGCCGGCAGACCGAACAGCCATCCGAAGAGCGCGCCGCATTTGGCACCTATCTGCGTTTCGGAAATGGTGCCCCGGCCGAACAGATTCGCGCGTTGACGGTCAGCAGCGATCCAAACGGCGGCTATCTGGCCCCTGCAGAGATGAGCACCGAATTCCTCCGCGATCTGGTCGAATTCTCTCCGGTACGCTCCGTCGCGTCCGTCCGCTCGACCTCTGCCCCGAGCGTTTCTTATCCGAAGCGGACCAGCGGCACCAACGCGAAGTGGAAGGGCGAGACCCAAGCGCAGGAAGAAAGCACCATCTCCTTCGGTCAGGCCGAAATCCCGGTGCACGAGATCAACACTTACGTCGACATTTCCAATCAGCTTCTTGCTGACAGCGCCGGCCAGGCTGAGGCAGAGGTGCGCATGGCGCTTGCCGAGGACTTCGGCAAGAAAGAGGGTGCAGCCTTCGTCAACGGTGACGGCGTTCTGTCGCCCAAAGGCTTCATGAGCGAAACCTCTATCGCGCACACCCTGAACGGCCACGCAACGAATCTGAGCGCCGAGGCGCTGATTACATTGATGTATGCGCAGCCGGCGAGCTATCGCAGCACCGGGGTTTGGGCGATGAACGGGACGACTCTTGGCATTGCCAGAAAGTTGAAAGATCCGGGCACGGGTTCCTTCCTGTGGCAGCCGTCCTTTCAGGCCGGCCAACCCGAGACCCTGCTCGGCCGGCCGGTGATTGAAATGGTCGATATGCCGGATGTCGCCGATGGGGCGTTTCCAATCGCCTACGGCGATTTCCAGGCTTATCGGATCGTCGATCGCGTCGGCCTGTCGGTCCTGGTCAACCCCTACCTGCTCGCAACCAACGGCGTCACCAGAATTCATGCAACCCGACGCGTCGGCGGTGGCGTGCTGCAGGCTGCTCGCTTCCGAAAACTCAAGATGGCAACCTCGTAAGGAGCAACGCCAATGCGCGATATCTATTCGAACATCGAGACGCTTCAGGCGCTCGCCCCGGCCGTCCAGGCCGCCACGATCAACGGTACCACCATCGACACCTTGGGCAGCAAGTCGCTCGCCTTTGCGGTCAATACCGGCGCGATCGTCGGATCAGGTGTCTTTGCACTAACGGTCGAGGAATCCGACAACGCGTCTGATTTTACCGCCGCTGCAACGGAAGCCGTACAGGGCACTTTGCCGACTTCGATGGCCGCGAACACGGTGTATCGCCTGGGCTATATCGGCTTCGCCCGGTATGTCCGCGTTGTGGTCACGAAGACTTCGGGAACCTCGATCGCTGCCGGCGCTGTCGCCGTTCTTGAGCCGCTGGATAAGCCGGCGACTTAATTTCGTTTGCTGGGGTGTTCCGCCAAGTTCATTCCTCAGCATAGGCTCCTCCGCAGAATAAACACTGCGGGGGAGCCGCATCTTCAGTCGGCAACGGCTACTCCGAAAAAACTGAATTCGGCAACGTCAATCCAATCATCAACGTTCTCTGCACCTCGGCAAACAAAGGTGGCTTCGCCTGCCGTTCGAAAAGTTTTGTTACCACCGCTTGCCCGGTAGACAACGCAGAAAACCAGCGAAAATGCCCGCGCAGCATTTCCGGACGCAGTTGTTTTTTCGAAGGGAATTAGACTTACTTTCTCGTCGGGAAAGATCAATCTCTGCGATTGCGCCCATGATCCTATCTTGATCTGTCTGCAAAAATTCTCCACGCGAGCGACGCTTTGCAAAAATGCGAGGTTTCCTCGCCGTGCTTCCACATAGAGTTCTACGCAGACTGCTGGTGTCTTCCCTCTGTTGATGGCGTCCAAGTCAAACCAAATGTCTCCGGTTACCTCGTTGACCGACACTTTTGGGTTCTCTGTAATGATCCAGGGTCTGCTCTCAGCAAAGAACAACTCGTTGGTTTGCGTATTGGCTGCAACAGCTGCGTCGACCGCCGCTCGGTTAAGCTCGAGACTTTTATAGACCATCATTACGCCGACCGCGCTAACGAGCGTCCCCAAGGCAGAGAAACCGGCGATTATCCAATTTGCGTAACTGTCTGAAGGGGTGAACTCTGGCCAACCCGCAGAGCGCTGGCTAAGCCACGATGTTAAAACGATCGCTGTAAGAACAAAAGCCAGAGCCCAGAGAGCGTAGAGCTTGTTTCGATCGCTAGTTTGCATCTTTCGGCGCACGCCATTTTTGGTGGTTCATCGGCGCCATTCCTCACGTATATGTTGCCAAAGTCAACGCTACAGAGCGAGATCTCCCATGCCCTCTTTAGCGCCAAGACTATGCGGCTGCGGTCGCATCGTGCCTGGTGGACAGTCCTGCGCGTGCCAAGCGGCAAAGCGAAAGGCCCATGACCAGCAGCGCGGTACGTCTCATCAGCGTGGCTATGACGCGGCCTGGAAGCGTTGCCGTCGGCTATTCCTTGAGCACCACCCCGCGTGCTCAACGCAGAACTGCGGTCAGCGTGCAACCGATGTTGATCATATCAAGTCGATAGCCGAGAGGCCAGATTTGCGATTGTCATGGTCTAACCTTCGGCCGTTCTGCCATCCTTGCCACTCTCGCCGAACGGCCCGGGATCAGGGCTTTGCCCGTAAGAAGGACTAACCTTTATGGCCACCATCACAATGACCGCCAGCTTCGCCTGGTGGTATCGCCCCGTCATGTTCGCAGCATACTTGATCGCTGTCGTCACTCGAATGGGTGATGAACGCTTCGAGAAGATGGTGAAGCCCATCATCACACTTGGTGTGAAGCTGCGGGTGATGTGAGCAGATCTACTCATATCTGAGTGCATCTTCTTCCTTCATCCGATTATCCTCGCTTAGCTTAGCCTGGCCCAAAGCCGACAGCTCATAACTGTTTGATCCCAGGTTCGAATCCTGGAGCGAGGACCAGTGCCACATCGGACGAAATTCGTCCCATGTCGTGGCCTTCCGACCCTTCAAGGGGGGGAGGTCGAGACAATAGAGACCCATTCCAAGACCGCCGCCCCCCACAGAAAAACATCGCCCCTCGAATTCGGGAAACCCAAAAATGACCACCATTTTCACCCCTCAGGGGATCGTTTGGGATGCCCTCCAGGTCGACCTCACCGAGGCTGGAGGCACCGAACCGGTCGACTCCAGTTACATCGTGTCCCTGATTGCCACGGCGGAATCCAACCTCGCCGCCTATATCGGGAAGTCGATCTCGACCTTCGAAGGTGATGTCCCCGAAGAACTCACCCAGGCAATTTGCCTCGAGGTTCAGGCCCGTTACCGGAACCGGCTCATGCCGGAAGTGCCTCCTGCATATTTCGCTCTGATCGCCGGCCATCGCGTCTGGGGATTCGGCTGACATGGGCGCCACCATCCAGGGGCTGGATAAGCTCCGGGCCAAGCTGAAGGCCATGCCTGACGCGGTGAAGGCTGAGGTGGAGGCGGAGTTGGTCGCCGCGGCTCAGGAAGTCGCGGCCACGGCGTACGCGCTTGCACCTGTCGACGATGGCGAATTGCGTGAGTCGATCGCGGTCACGCCGCCAGGCGGTTCCACACCGCTTTATTCGTCTGGTGGCCGGCAGAAGGTGGGCGCTTTGAAGGTGCTTGTCACCGTCGGCGACTACCTCGTCCGGTACGCCACCCATGTCGAATTTGGTCACGGCAAAGCCGCGCCAAGGCCGTTCTTCTGGCCTGCCTACCGATCCAAGAAAAAGAAGATCCGGCGCGCCATTGGTCGAGCAATCGGCCGTGCTGCCCGCAAAATCTGGAGCAGTTGAATGCCACTAGATCCCGGCCGGATGCGCGACCGCGTCCGCCTCCAGCGCAGCGGTGAATACGACCCTTGGACCGGCCCGACGTGGGAAACCGTTGGGGAGTTCTGGGCGGAGTTTCGGCCCGGCTCCGGCCGAGAGTTCCGCGAGGGCACCGCCCAAATCGGTGAGGAGCGCGCAACGTTCGCTCTCAACTACCGTGAAGACATCCGCCAGATCGATCGCCTTGTCCATCTCGGACGCGGCGGAAACAGGATCTGGGACATCAAGTCCGTTGGAACGATCGGGTTCAAGGACGGCATTCTTGTCATGGCCACGAAGCCGGACAACCTCGATCCCGTGGAGTGACCAATGCGCGGACGTAAACCTCAACTTTCCATCGTGTCCAGCACCGACACTCCGACCAGATCACCGCGCGCGCCGGCCACGCTTGGCGAAATTGGCAAGGCCGAATGGCGGAAAGTTTGCCCGATGCTGGCCGCTTCCGGCCTCCTCAATGAGGAGATGAAAGGCCTGCTTGTCCGTTATTGTGAGTCCATCGAGGGCGCCGCTGAGTGTGCCCAGATCCTTCGCAGGCAGGGCCGTGTCATCAACCAAAAAGGGCTGCCCCCAAAGGGACACCCGGCCGTTCGGCAGCAACTGCAGTACCAGCAGATGGCGCTTCGCCTCGCTGAATCGCTTGGCATTACAGCCACATCCAAGCAGCGCGCCGCAAATAAGAAGGCGACCGCTCATGCCCGCGACTCCTCTACCTCAGTTTTTGACTGATCTCGAATCACCGATCCCCGATCCCCTGGGATATGGACAGAAGGCCGTCGATTTCGTCTCCGGTCTCCTTCTGGAGGGCAATGAGCCCTTCGACCTGCATCCGGTGCAGGAGCGCATTTTGCGGGCCACTTTCGGCAATGTTGACGCCAACGGCAACCGCCTGATCGAAACGCTCTATCTTCATTTGCCGAGCGGCCAGGCCAAAAGCACACTCGCCGCTGCGATCGGGTTCATGATGCTCTCGCACTGTGATTTCCGCATCCCAAATGGTCAGATCGTCATCGCGGCTGCCACGAAAGGGCAGGCCCGAGCAACGTCGTTCGGGCTGATCGAGCAGTTCCTCCGCCGGGAATTCGACAAGCCGGTATGGGACAGCGAGCCGGGGGCCCTAGAGGCGCGGTTCCGCATCGTCTCGAATGCCGTCGAACAGTCGATTACCCACGTCGCCAGCGGATCAAGCATCCGCGTTCTGTCGCGCGCACCTGATGCTCAAGAGGGCCTGTCGGTTTATCTGCTGATCGCGGAAGAAACCCACGCATGGAACCGCGATCGCTTGTGGCCAGTCCTGCGCAAATCGCAGGCGAAGGTGAGAAAGGCTAGCCCCTTGACGGTTGTCGCGACAACGGCGGGCGTCGGCCATGGCGGCATCGGTTACAAGCTCTATTCACAGGCCCGCGACATCGCCACCGGCAAGGCTCCAAATGCTTCGTGGCTGCCGGTGATCTATGAAGCCGAGCCTTCCGAGAACTGGCTTGATGAACGTGTTTGGACGCGGGTTAACTTCGCGCTGGGCAGCTTCAAGCGCCTCTCAACGCTTCGTAATCTCTCTCTAGAGGCCAAGACTTCAGTATCCGCGCGTCGGGAATTCGAGCGGTATCATCTCAACATCTGGCACGATGGCGACTCTGATCCGTGGTTGTCCCGCGAAGTTTATGACGAAGCCAGCGAGCCTTTCGATCTGGACGCGGTGCGGCATCTCCCTTGCTATGTCGGTGTTGACGCTGGCGCAGTATCCGACCTGACAGCGGTCGTCGCGGACTTCTACGACGCAGACACCCGCCGTCACTACATCCTCCCGACCGTCTGGTGTCCCGCGCAATCGATCGCCAAGCGTTCCGATGAGGATGGCGTCCCGTACGACCAATGGCAGGCCGACGGCTTCCTGCTGCAGACCGAGGGCGCCGCCGTCGACGAGGACGCAATTGAGGCGCGTATCGTCGAACTCTGCGCGGCCTTCGATGTCCGATGGATCGGGTTCGACCCCTGGAACCTCAAGCGCATGATGGGCCGCCTTCGTGACGATGGCTTGCCCGTCATCGAAATTGCGCAGTCATTCCGGCACATGTCGCCGGCAATGAAAAATACCGAGAAGGCGGTGATCGAATCCCGCTTCCGCCACGGCGGCCACCCGGTCTTGCGGTGGGCGATGATGAACGTGCCCCTGCCCAAGCCGAACCCACAGGGCGACGTAAAGCCCACAAAGTCAGATGCCCGATCAGCGAAGATCGATCCCGCCGTTGCCGCGATGCTCGCCGTTTACTTGGCGGTAGTCGAGGATGAGGGCGGCTATCTCGATGCGTCGGCAATCATCGGAGATCCCAATGGCTGACGACGTCCAGACCGGTTTGCTGGTCTCAATCGAGGCCCGCACCGCTGCCTTTGAAAAGGCGCTGATCCGGATCGAGAAGAAGAGCGGGGCCGCCTTCGGCGCGGTCAAGCAGTCCGCTGACAAGAACATCGCAGCCGTTGAGCGCACTCTTAACCGGGCGAATGCATTCGAGAAGCGCATGGGCGCGATCGACCGTTCGTTCGTGGGTTTCGGTCGCTCCCTCATTCCGTCGCTGGGTGCCATCACAGCGGCGTTGTCTGTCCGGGAGGTCGCGGCCTACGCGGACGCTTGGACTCGAGCCAAGAACAGCCTTGCCGTCGCCGGCATCACGGGCACCGAGCAGGCCAAGGTTCTCGACGAGCTCTACAAGTCGGCGCAGTCAAACGCGGCACCGCTCGGCGCGCTGTCCGATCTGTTCGGCAAGGCCGCCCAGGCCTCCGACAACCTGGGCGCCAGCAATGCGGATTTGATTAAGTTCTCGGATGGTGTGGCTGTTGCGCTTAAGGTTGCTGGGACATCGGCTGGCCAGGCTTCTGGTGCGCTCACTCAGCTTGGCCAGCTTCTCGGCTCCGCCCGCGTCCAGGCGGAAGAGTTCAACAGTGTCAACGAAGGCGCACGGCCGATCCTCATCGCAGTGGCCAACGGTCTCGACAAGGCTGGTGGCTCCGTCAACAAGCTGAAGCAGCTTGTGAACGACGGCGAGGTCTCCGGCCGGGCATTCTTCGAAGCCTTCCTCAAGGGCCTGCCGAGCATCGAGAAGATGGCGGCCAACTCGACGCAGACTATCGAGCAGGGCGTTACGAAGATCTCAAATGCGTTCACCCGCTACATCGGCCAGTCCGATGAAAGCTTGGGTGCCTCCCAACGCCTGATCGAGGGTATGAACGCGCTGGCCGATAACTTCGACCAGACCGCTGACATCACGCTCAAGCTTGCTTCCGTGCTGGCCGGGGCTCTCGTAGGCCGTGGCATCGCCGGGATGCTTGCGACGATACCAAACGCGGTCGGGGCTATGACGGCTCTTGTGGCCGCCATGCGGGCAGGCACGCTCACGGCTGCCGCTTTCTCGACGGCGCTTGGTCCTCTCGGTCTGATAGCCGGGGCGGCCACTGCTGCCTACTTGGCTTTCGGTAATTGGGGAAATTCGATCGATGACGCCACCCGCGCGCTTGCCGATCAGGCGGCTTCCGGGGCTGCGATCGAGGGCATGATTACCGATACGGCACGTGCCCAGGAGGCCTACAAACAGGCGATCGCCGGAACCGCAGGCGCCCAGACCACGGCCTCGAATTCCATCGTTGCCGATACGGAACGGGAGTTCAACGCGAAGAAGGCGCTCCTCGAACTCGAACTGAAACGCCAACGCGCTCTTGTGGCCGTTCAGCAGGCCAGCCTTGCGCAGCAGTCGGCGGCACTGAAGGCCGAAGTCGGCTCCACGGTCTTCACCCGCGATAGCTCCGTCTCCGGCGGATATTCAGACCCCAAGGTTGGGGACTTCGTCCGCAAGCCGGATGACATCACGGGGCTTTCGAAGACTCGAGAGATCATCGCTGCCTCGCCGATCACGGCAGAGATCGAGAAGATCCGCGCCGAGATGGCGTTGACGGAAATCAGCGCCAGCAAACTTGAACAAGCCTTCGCCACCACGTTCTCCTCCGGATCATCGGGGGGAGGCGGTGGGAAGAAACCCGATGCCGCAGACTCCGGTAAAAAGGGCAAGGGCGGCGGCTCTCGTCTCGACGAGTATCAAAAGCTGTCGGAACGGATCGCTGAGGCCACGGCTGCGACGTTGGCAGAAAACGAGGCCCTGTCGGCAGTCAATCCCACAGTTGAGGACTTCGGATTCGCGGCCAATAAGGCGCGGGTCGAGCAAGAGTTGCTAGTCGCTGCCCTGAAGGCAGGAAAGGACGTTACTCCGCAATTGAAGGCGGAGATTTCTTCCCTCGCGACGGGCTACGCCGAAGCCGAAGCTGCAGCCGGGCGACTTGCTGAAAAGCAGGACGCAGCGGTCGAAGCACTGCAGCACTCAAAGGACATCACCAGCGGCGCCCTTTCCGACATTCGATCTGCCCTCGATGACGGCAAGATCACATGGGAGGAGTGGGGCGACATTGCCATGAACGTGCTGAACAAGGTCATCGACAAACTGCAGAACCAGTTTGTTGACGCCCTGTTCTCCGTGAACAATGCAGCGTCTGGTGGCGGTGGTGGCGGAGGGATATTCGCCCAACTCTTCGGCTCGATCTTCGGTGGTGGCCAATTCGGCATTGCCTCGGGTGGCGGTGTCGGTCTCTACGACGAGGGTGGTTGGACAGGGCCCGGAGCCAAAAACAAGGTGGCCGGCATTACGCATGCTGATGAGTTCATCTTCACCAAGAAGGCAACTCAGCGCGCAGGCGTAGGTACCCTCTACAAACTGATGGACTACCTGGAGACGGGGAACATCGGCTCTCTCATGGGGTCCGGTTTGCCCGGCTTCTCTGATGGCGGGTATGTCGGAGCAGCAAGTCTGCCCTCGATGCCATCCACCGCGTCCATGATGTCTTCTGCAGGATCAGTGGTCTCTGGAGACCCAGCGTCTGGCGGTGGAAATTCTACGGTCAAGATCATACTCGACAAGAACCTCAAGGCTGAAATCCTTGAGGAGGCGGCCGGGCAATCTGTCGAAATCGTAGGCGCCTCCGCACCTTCCATCATCGAAAAGTCTACCGCATCCGCGGGCTCCGCCCTGGGTAAGGGGAAATTCGACGGTGGGATGGCGAAGTACGGCGTGCGACGAAAAGCTAATGTGGGGTGAAAATGTTTGATGCTTTGACGAACCTACCGGCAGCGGCACCGCTTCCGAAGTTTGCGGTAGCAATGCCCGAAGCGGGCGCCGGCGCCTATTTACTCATGGACTTCCCAGCGTTGGAAGAGTTGGAACGCCATCTTGGCGACGACTACTGGATGGTTATGCAGTCCGGATTTCGCGGCTCGTCCACTCTGATCATCTCCCGTGCGCTGGCGGTCTGCCTTTGCGGCGCCGAACCCGACGCAGCACCTTGGGGGCTTTCCCTTCAGGAACTCGGCCGCCGTCTTTACGACGCACAGATTCGCGTGCTCAAGGGCATCACTCTGGAGGAGGCAGAAACGGCCATCGCCGAGTCTGCAACATGAGCACCATCCTTCCTCTCATCCGGGCCGTGCTGTCCGCATCCACTCCCGTCACGGCAGTGGTCGCCGCTCGCATTCATCCCGTCGAACTGCCCCAGGCCCCGACACTTCCGGCGATCGTACTAACGCCCGTGCAGACCACGGATGAGCGGACGCTGCAGGGGCATGCCCGTTACCCGGTTTCTGATGTCGTGGTTGACGTGTGCGCTGCCACCTTCGCCGCGGCTGATGATCTTGCTGAGACGGTCAAGGACGCGCTTCAGAACTATCGGGGCGGCCCGATAGACGACATCGCCTCAACTTCGCTCGACATCACCGATCGTGGCCAGGCCGGAGACATCTGGCGGCGCCGTCTCGGATTCTCGACGCGCTGGCGACAGACTTAGCAACTCCACATTTTAACTAAAAGCCCAACCAACGCCGCCGCCGCGACGATCGCGGCCGCGCGCATGGAGGAAACATGAACGAAGACGAAAAACAACCCGTGCAGGAAGCCCAAGAGGGCGACGGGGCCGGCAACACCACGGCGCTCAAGGGCGACGAGGCCGGCAACACCCTGATTTTCAGCGGCGACGCCAAGGAGTCCGCCAATGGCCAATAAAGAAATAGCACAACTGACTGTCGCCGAACCGCTCGACGGCACAGAGCTTGTGCATGTTGTGCAGGGCGGCAGCAGCCGACAGACCACTGCGGCGAAAATCAGCGCCGCACCAAATGACGGCGTGCTGGACACGGATTTCGCGATCAAGAACGCGGGCGGGTTCAAACGCAGTTTTGACTGTGCCGGTCAGACGGCTGATTGGGGGGTCATATTCCCAGACGATGATGTCGATCTCACTAGCATTGGAAAGGCCACGGTAGTCGGATCGCCTGAAGCGACAACCTCCGGAACCTCTAAGTTGCGCACCGGAATCCCTGCCGGCGTCACAGAGGTAAAGGTGATGTTCAATGGGGTTTCATTTACGGGGACGAGTGGGGCTGAAATCCAGATTGGTTCGTCTGACGGACTGGTTGCGACGGGCTACAACGGCGCTGGTACTCGTGTGACAAGCGCTGGCGTCTCCACTACCGGCGCTACCACTGGTTTCCGACTCCCCCAGAGTAACTCCAGTCATACTGTGAGCGGATGTGTCACACTTTCCCTTTTCGATGTGACCAACAATATCTGGGTGGCTAACGGCGCGCTAAGCGATGCTGCGTCGGGAATATCACTTGTCGCGTCCGGCTCCGTCGCATTGAGCGGCCCAATTGAACGCGTTGGCATTAAGAGCGTCAACGGCACGGATCCGTTTGATCTGGGATCATGGAACGTGTCGTGGTCATGATAATGGAAGCGGCCTTCGGGCCGCTCACACCCCTATGAATGCAGGGAGGCAATTAATCACATTGATTGCTAATATTAACTGGCGGTATTTTGTGGGGGAAGTGTCATGAACACAGACGAAGTGGTCAAAGATATGCTTCGTGTAGCCTTGCAGCAGTCACAGATGAGGGGGCGACCATTCCTATGTTATCTGATCGAAATGGCCCTTCTGGAAATAGCCAGGCCGGAGCAGAAACAGCAAAAGAGCGGCTGATTTACATAGAAAAGCAATTGGCGTACCTCGGAGAACTTGCCGAGAAAGCGAATTCGCCGATGCTTGTCTACCTGCTCTCCGTCGCTGAAGAGGAAGCGCGAGATCTTGCGCGTAGGCTAGCCGGACAGCAGCCGAATTAGGGTGCTGCCCAGCAGCCATCACTTGCAACCCTTCGCCTTCAGGGCGTTCTCGATCGCCTGGACCTTGCCCTTATTGACGGCGACTTGGCCTTCCTTGTCGCCGCCAAATGTCGAAGACATTGGCACGCCGATCAGGAACACGCCGAACGCATCACCCGTCGCCGCATCATTCTGCGCTTTGGAAACGGCGGCTAGGTTCTGCTGCTCTTTGATTAGCTCCTGGGCCAACTGGGAGCAGTCTTGATTGGCGTATGCGGCCATCGGAATATCGACAGGAACGATAGCGTCTGGACGCTTAGCGCAAGACGAAAGGGCAGCCAGTGCGGCTGCGGCGAGAATAGCTTTTTTCATGTTGCTCCCCAGCATTGTGTTCCGGGAAACGTAACGGCAAGGTTGAGCGATGGGAAGGGGGCATTTGACCACCCAGGCAAGCCGCCAATTAAAGCTGGGGACATTTTGTACCGGCGAGCCAGTCTAAACTTGCATGCCATGCAACGATGCGGCAACCTTGTGGCAACCGCGGAAGAGGAAAGGAAGGTTGGAGCCATCCTTTCCTCCCGCGGGTGTCGCACCATCAGTCATGGGCCGGCCTTTCAAGGCGGTGTCAACGCAGCCGCGTCCATGACTGTGGCAGCACTATGCCAGATTGTTGTGCGCGATTGGGCACTGCACCGTTTAAATCCACAGCGAAAATGTTTCCATTTTGTTCTGCCGTGAGGACCTGTCTTGTTCTCGCGAACAGAGATCCCTGCCTTTCCGAGTTATGCCCCTGCCTCGCGGCGGGGGCTTTTTTTGCGTTTCAGCGCAAGTTTTTTCATGCGGGACCGTATCAGGCCAAAGGATTGAGCATTGCCGGAATTCCCGGCAATGAACATACAGAACCGTATGCAAGTCATTGAATTTCATGCGGGGCTGAGCATTTACAGCCATCGCGAACGTGGCATCATCAGGCCATCAACCGCCAAGGAGGCACCGATGACCGACGAACAGCAGAACCACCTTACCAACGCTCGCACGATCCTCAGCGCCGCCATGGCGCTACTGACGCGCGAACAGACCGGCAATCCCCACGCGTTGCCCGATCAGGTCGCGGCTCTGCTGGACAAGGCTGCACAGGATCTCGCAGAGGTCGCTGAGGCGGCTTGA